TCTCGCTGTGGTTGAGTTACCGGCAGCACGGACGATATTTTCCAACAACATACCTTCCATGTCGCGCTTCATGCGCTTGCCGTTCTTAGCCAATTGATAGGCTTGATGTTTGCCGTGACCGGCATAATTAACTGCATCGTCAGTTCCAGATGTCTGGTTTACATATTGTGAAATCTGGGCGTAATTTCCAAGTCGCGTTGGAAGCACACGAGCGGTGGCAGCAATGCTGTCATCGCCCTCAATCTTACGGTTAGTTGCACCAGCCGTAATCGTATCAGTCTGCCATTCAAAGAAAGTATTATCTACAGTCTGTTTGGCACAACCTGACATAAAGGGTGTGTCCATAGGAGCGATGTTGTAAATTACATCTGACAATGCTTCTCGAATCGCAACTGACGAGTAAGTCAGTGACGTATTTGTAGCAATTGCCATTTGTTATTCTCCTTATTAGGAATTGTATAAATCTTCCAAAATAGAGGCCGCATCATCGACATGGCCTGAACCTCGGAGACGCTTCATTTTGGCAGTATGTTTTTGTTTTCCCACATCAGCTTTGGTTCTTGGGGAACCAGCGCGGATCACTTTAGGCTTATTTTTTACCTTTTTATTTACAACATTAGGTGAAGAAGCCTTGTCGAACTTCATGGCTTTATATAAAGTCATTAAAGATCGGTGATCTATTAAAGAGCCTATCTCTTCAGATGTGTATCCTTGAGACAAAGCGTAGTCTTTAATTTCACTACTTAATTGCTGGCGTGATTGAGCTTCTTTCCATTCAGGAAGTGCTTCGATCAATTTCCCGTGTTCTTCTTGTAGAACACGCTGATGGTTTCTCTGCGACTCCTGTTGATAGGTCTGTTGGGCTTGTTGCTGTTGGTGTTGGGCTTGTCTAACCTTATCCTGCACCTCTCTGTACTCATCCCTTTTAGTTATATACTCAAGCGGATTGTCGTTTTTGAGAGTATTCCAGTCTATCGTAGCAAACTGATCCAAGCTGCCCATAGAGTTTTCAATCACGTTTTGCAGGGCATTAACGTACTGTTGTCGTTCCATCTGAATCTGCTGGATTTCAGCGTTCCATTGAGTGTGGTTCGCCTCTATCTCCTTTCGTTGGTCAGATAGTTCTTGTGTTTTTCGAGTGTAATCTGATTGGCGCGAATAACCTTTCAGTAATTCGTCGAGGGATACTTGATGTTCTTCGCCGTTTATATTAACGGCGTATACAAACTCCTCTCCTTCTACTGCGCGTTCCTCAGTTTCCTCAGAGTCTTCTTCTTCCTCTTCGGACTCCTCTTCCAATGATTCGTCTTGAGTTTCCTCAGTGGACTCTTCCTCTTCCGTAGGGGCGGCTTCCTCAGTTTCCGGTTTCTCCTCTTCGGATTCCATTAGACCGAGTAATACCTCTTGTGCTTCCCTTATACTACCGGGTTGCAGTTCTTCTTCGTGTGCTTGCGGGGCTACTTGCTTATCCGCCATAATTTATTTCCTCTTAGATGAATGGGTGTTGCTTTTCCATAACCTTATTCATATGTCCAGTTTCAACTATGGACTGTATATGGCCATAAAGTTTGTCAAGCAATCTCATCGCAAGCCAGATTGATTCTCTGGCTTCCAACTCTGATGAACCGCTGGCTGACCAGCGATCCATTAAATCTTTTCTTAATACCTCAAAGGCTTCATTGAACAACTCATTGTTGAGAAGGTTTTGTGCCTTCTCCTCTCTCTGTAAGTCAGACATCAATATACTTTCATACTCCCTCTGGCTCGTGTTTTTTTCTTCTTGGCCTTTAGAACTTTAGGGTTAAGTACGGGATCACGCGCCTTCTCTGTTCTTCTTGCCAGCAACATTTGGTCACTTTTTCTTACGACAGATTTAGGATCAGCAGCCCATCTTTTAGCCGCTGCCTCTGTTTTGAACACCTTAGTTTTTCCACCGTAGGATGCTTTCCACCCCTTGCCCCTACCCACTCTAACTCTCGTAATTGCCATTATGTTGCTCCTATAGCTACTGCTCTCTTTTGTTCTCGTTCAAGATTCAGTTCAGCCACCTTTAACTGGGCATCAACAGCAGCCTCTTGTGCATCCTGTTGTACCTTCTGGGCTTTAATCTGAACATCGGCAGCCTTAATCTCAAGTTCCTTATGCTTTATCTGCATTTCCATCTGATCCATTTGCTGTTGTGGGGATGGCCCCTGATCTGGAACTTGGCTTGGGTCAGTTAGGTAATCATTCACATTCTGGAATCCCATTGCCTTTACAAGAGCAGAACCAAGATTGTACATATTCTGTTCATTTACAATCTTCAAACCACCTTGCATTGATTGTGCTGCAAACTGGATCATTTGGGATAAGTGCATCATCTGTTGATCTTTGTTCCCCTGTCCTAGAGCCACAGAGACAGTGCAATCATACTTATCATTCCATACATCAGGACGTACCGGAACCCATTCATTGCGGAGCATAACCACTCTCTGCTTGTCTTGGTTCTTATGGAGTAGTTCATAGATCGTAATCATCAAGTCCTTTACGCCAGTCTCTGCAAAGTTACGGGCGATAAGCTCCATGCGACTTTGTGCTGCGCCCATAACGGCATTTACGGCTGTCGCGGTGGTGTGGGATGTCAAGGCATTTTCATTCAATCCTTGAGACATCTTTGAGACTCCTGCTCTGGATTCCCTTACCCCGTCCAGATATTCAAGCATCTGGAAGGAGTAAGGTTCCAGTGGGGGAGTTGTGAGGGGCGTTACAGCGTTGGGGGATTTAACTCGCACTACTCCACCCGGACGTTGGGTGAGTAGGTCATCGAGATTCGCTTGCCCCTCAAGGACAGCATATCTACCGAAATTCTGATTGTACATATTGTCCATCAGGTTCCGCATTAGTGTGGACTTCATCAACTGTAAGTCCATCACCAAATCTGCAACTGACAAGCCAAAGAACTTATGTGGAATCTTGACGGGGGTGATAGAAACAAACGGGATAGAATCTATCTCATCATTCTGTAGAACCTTATTGCCTACAGTACAGACCTTTCTTAATTCAGTAAGGCCATCTCCATCGAAATCTGTCTGAAGGAAAGACTCATGCAGCCAATACATTTTTAGGGCATCTTCTGTTTCAGAGTAACCAAGACCAAAGTTATCACTGTCATCAAATGTGAACCTTGCTAACCTTTCTCCGGTAAGGGAGTTTGCATCTTCCTCACCACTACCCAATTCTTCTGATTCTAGGTCTTCATCTGGGTACATCTCCCTTAATTCTGATAGAGTCTTCTGTACCCTATGACAAACAAACCTAGCATTTTGAATACTCTTGGCTTCCCTGCTAATGAGGAATTCGGAAGGAGGAACATTCTCAATCTTGATCTTTCCGTTGTAATTGGTTCTTGTAATTACAACATGATGTCCTTCAGAGGACATATCACCATAGGCACCTTCTGAAGTCTCTCCGGGTGGGGTATGTTCTACAACCTCCACTCCGGGGTCGTTAATCAGGACAGCAAGCTCATCTTCAGTTAAATTCTTGTATTCCTCTCTCTGGGATTCGTCTGTCTCATCCCACCAGACCTTAACTATTCCATTCTTGAATAAGAGAGCATCAGTAAACCATGAATAAAGAATTTCCCAGCCCGGATTGTCCTTTGTAAACACATAGTTCACATAGTCCGTGGCTTGTTCAGCCATCTTAACGTCTTCCGGGCCATGAGGGTTAAACTTAACCATCTCGTCACCGGAAGCAAACACCCTCATAAGAGAGGGTTTAATCCATTCAACAGTGTCTTGGACAGTGGAATCTACAAATTGACTACGGCCTTCCACCTCATTACCAAAAGGCTCACCATAGTAATATTCCATAGCCCTTTCGCGCTGTTCTGAGATAGTATCACCATAACCAAGAGCGTCGGTAATCTCGCTCTTTATTCTGGATACTAATTCTTCTTCAGTAATCTTTGCCATTAAATAATTCCGTAGTTCTTGTATTCCACATCATTCGTCCAAGATGGGTCTTCGCCAGCTACGGCAAAGCGTTGTGATTGAAAGGCATACCTTGTCGCTGACATGAGATCATCTCTTAAAGGAACTACCTTATTATCCTTTCTATGGTACATTCTGAACTCTTCAAACCAGTCAGAAAGTGTCGAAAATACCTTAAATTTACCCCCCTCTATGGCCTGTAACATAGCCATTAAACCCTCTTCTATTGAGTTTGATCCTTTATTTGCCCCCAATGCGGGGGGGTTTGTGAAGTGTTCTAGGAGAAAGTTGCACCCCATACCCCTATATTGGTCTGCAAGGCCCGGATTTCCCATAGAATCGCGCCTATTTCCGTCATGTGGGTACGCAATCGGGATAAAATGGGGTCTGGTGCGTATCATCTCTGCATGGACGGCTGGAGAGGCTTTAGAAGCCCTGTAACAGTCATATACATAGAATATCTCTGCTTCAGTGTCCACAGCGCACCATACTACGGCTGTGGGGTGATCCCATCCAAAGTCTATCGCTGCTATTCTTGGAAAATGGTCTTCAATATGTAAGGGATCGACCATAACCTTCTCTTCTGCAAGGGGAAATACCAATCCTGAGCCAATAGAAGGTCTTCCATATCTCCTCATTTCTCTCTCATGTGGGGAATATGAGGATAGAATCTGCTCCATGACGGATTCATTGAGATGTCCACGATTTCCCTTCATGGACATGATCTTTTCTGAAGCATCATCCCATGTGGCGTTGTTCAGGGATTGCCCAGACTTTAGATTATTCATAAATGAGGCCACAGTCTCCGTCATCCCTGCTTCTGGGGTGAAGGTCATATAAACCATGCCTTTACGATCTAATGTTCTAGTGACGGCTTGACTATAAAGTTCTCTTGATGGTTCCTCGTCCAACCAGATACAATCTACACTCCGTCCTTGCCACTTCTCGACTCCCATCTCGTAAGCCTTGAAGAATAAAGAAGAGTTCCCCCCACTAACGTGCCTGATCAAAGCAACGCTCTTGGCGTTGGGAACACCGGGCTTTCGTTCTGTCTTTATTATATGTTTTCTGGGTATAGTACCTGACCCGAAA